TCTTTTCCTGCCACCTGTAATCTCTGTGCTGTTCTAAGAATAACTTATTGCTGTCATTATCTATTACGTATATTCTACCCTGTGCCAGCAAAGTTACAACAAAATCTATCATGTCAACCTTCTTGCCCTTGTTGACGGGGTTCCAGCGTTCGTTGAAGTCTAGGTAATACTGATTTCTGATAGCACCTTCTGCACTATCTATTGTCAGCTTGTGTATCGGCTTAGCATATTTTCTTTCAGTCTGTCTGACAAATCCGTATAGCTGTTCTGACAGTTCACTGGGTGCTAGCTTGCGTTCTAGCATGATAGGCGAATAATACCAGTTTTCTAAGATAACGAGATTGCGCTTATTAGTCAGCCCTGCGCATATGCAAGCAGTCGCTGATTGCTGGTGCCCCGTGTCTAAACCGTATAACAGGTAGATAATTCTTTCGTCAGCAGATAGTTCAGGTATAACTTTGAATAGACTGTAGTTGTAGACGTTAGTACCTAAGCCGACAGGTTCACCTAAATAGATATAGCGATAGTAGTCAAAGTCGTTTGCCTTAATGCGTTCTATGTCTGCCAGCATTTGAGGGGTAACGAAGCCTAAGGTATCGACTAGGTAAGTAGATTCATGAACTAAGTAATCGGGCAGACTTTTGCATTCTTCAGCCCATTTGTTGATCCAGCTGTAAGGGTTTCGGGGTGGGTTATATGACCAGTAGAATTTAACGTGATCTGCTAAGGGGTGAACCTGACGCATGAACGTGATATTGGTCTGATCGAATTCTTCTGCGTCTTTGAACTCTGCTGCTTCTTCGTACCATACAGCTATTATGTTATCTATGGCTGAAGACTTGAGCTTTTCGAAGTCGTCCTGACCATAAAAGTGAAAAGTGCTGCCTGTCTTCGGGTGAAAAATCTTAAAAGGTGCTATTCTATCCTCAAAAGCAGATAAGGCACCGAATTTGTTTAACGCCCATTTGATCTGTGGGAATACGCTGTCACGGATTGTTGCAGCCGTTTTTCTGATAACAATAACGTTGGCTTGCTTTTTCCGTCTGATATACATAAGCATTTCATAAGCTAGTTTCAGCGATATAGTTGAAGACTTAAAAGAGTTTCTGCCACCTTTGCAAATAATGTAAGGCACGTCTGCATACCATACGTCTTCAAAGTGAGGATTGATTTCTTTTTTTAGTCTAATCTTAGACATTGTTATCCTCTTTTGTGCGTGGCAATTCTTCAATATTAATTACTAAATCACCCGATTGATCTAACTCCTGTCTATCTCTCCACTTATCAGGTGCTAAATTCTTCAATGCAAAGGCTAATGCTCCCGTGTCAGGGTGCGCTAGTTTTTTTATGCGTTTAACACGTTTCTTTTGTACACCGTCGACTTCTTCTAGCCAGGTTTCTGTTTCTTCGTATTCGTAGCCCATAGCCCTGCGATACAAGCTATCTTCTAATTCTTCTATTAGTTCTTCTTTGCCTTTTTTTAAGACTTCCGAAAGTTCCGAGTATTTGTTCTTATATAGGTTCAGCGTTGAGTACGCTATATCTAATTTATCGGCTATTTGTTCTTCTGTCATTCCTTGCTTGCGCCAGCTGGGTATGCGTTTTAGATATGGTGCAACGTGCGTGTCATATTTAGTTTTTCTTTTATTCTTAGACATAATTCATTTTCACTTCACATATTGAAATGACGCAGTTTTGACTTTTCTCAAGCTTTTCTTCATTGCTCTGTCGGTCGTCTTGCCGCCTTTCGTAATATTATATCTTTTCAAATGCCAATTTTTGTTTCTATTCAGCGAATGTATCAAGTTCTTAGCACTTGTTATTATCGTGAAATCGTAGTCGTCATATAGTTTAGCAATTTCTGTTAGAAATTGTGTACCTAATCCAATTCCTTGATAGTCAGGCAATATAACAAGTCTTGTTACTCTTTTTATTCTCTTGTTGTTCGAATGCGGGAAATGCAATATCCCAATAAATCCAATTATCATTTCACCATCATATAAACCATACGTCTGTGCGCTATTGCTGATAGTTTTGTTCAAATAATGATACTTGCTAAATTTAGCCCACTCGTTTCTGTCACACTTTCGAATCGCAAATTCTTTTGTTTGACGTGGGCGAATTGAAAATCTTGTTTCATTGTATTTGTATCAAATACCCAGTCAGGTTGTAGATATTCAAGCACATCATAATGCGGTGTTATCGCAACGAATTGCTTTCTTTCCAGTCTGTTTATAGATTTGTTCAATGCCATACACATTGTTTTGGCTACTTGTCGATCGACTACACTTGTAAATTCATCGAATACTACAAAATCGTCTTGTAGCAACTTTCGTGCTAAATTGACACGCATTTGTTCTCCTTGCGACAATACATTGAACGGTTTTAACCAGCTAGGTACGCTTCCAAAACCTACCGTATAAAACATTTTAGTTATTTCATTTACATCATTCGACGGCATATCATCAATAACTGACTTGGCTGTGTATTTGAAATTGTCTATGATTCTATCACCGTATAATTCTTTTGCAATTGTTGTCTTGCCTGTACCGCTTCCACCAACAATAACACCTATTTTCCAATTATCGGGGTATTTAATGTTGCCTGTAAATGTTTCTTTTGTATGTTTCGGGTTTACATCAAAATCATTCATTATTTTAGAAACACGATAAGTCACATCAATATTACTATTTTTTACAATGTTAAAATTCTGCATGAATACCCACTTTCTGTTAATTTGTCAAAAGTCTGTTCTAATTCATGTTCTGCTACATCTATAACAATAACCGTTACATCATTCAAATCTTGTTCTGACGTGTCTAAATCGTCTAAATCATCATCTGATGAAAAATCGTCAAACTCAAAGTTACTCATATCTATATCGTCTATATTCTGTAATTCTATTTCTAATACAGTAAAATCCCATTCAGCCAATTCACCCACTTTATTATCTGCCAATCTAAATGCCCTGATCTGATTGTCGTCTAAATCGTCTGCAACCAATGTAGGTATCTCTTTCATGCCTAACTTCTTTGCAGCTTTTAGCCTAGTATGCCCTGCTACTATTTCGTTTCTTGCGTCAATAATTATCGGCACTCTAAAACCAAAGTTCTTAATGCTTGAAGCCACAGCGTCTACTGCATGATCGTTTATTCTTGGGTTGTTTACATAAGGGATAAGTTCGTCAACGTTCTTATAGACAATTTGCATATTTCACTCCTACCGTTTTCGCTCCTCGCCAACGACAAGCACAAGCTCTACAGCGCTGTTTGACATAACATACTTTGATCACTTGCGGCTATACTACCTGCCGCTGGCTTGGAGGAGTTGTGTCGGGACACTCGCCCTGCTTCGATTATAACACAAATACAAAAGCGGCTGGTGAAGTCTAACCAACCGCTCTTGCGTAGAAAGGAAAGTCAATGTGTAAAGTAGTCGAACACAATGATCATCTTTATTGTAGCACCGTTACCGTAGACATTCAACTGAACTTTTCAACCGTCTTCATGAAGTCAGGTTTTTCAGGTCTGCCTGTTTCGTAGTAATCGCCGAATATCTTAACCGCTTCTGCTGTTGTCATGCCTTCGGCGTACATATCTACTGCGTCTTTGAAATACCGCTCCCGCAATTCTGCCATTTCTTCTTTTTCTCTGCGTCTATATTCACGCTTCACTTTTCTCCACCAAAAGTAGAATTTAATATTTCTCATTGTTTGCTCCTTTTTCTTGATTTTCTTTTATGGTTCTATTTATTTCTTCTGTTGTGAACAGTACTTTGCCGCCAATTTTCTTAGCACCAATTACGCCTGCTTTTCTCCAACGCCATATAGTCGATACATGAACGCCAAATATATCTGCCACTTCTTGTTGTGAATATAGTCTTTCTATTCTGCCGGTACTTGCGTTCATTATGTGTCTGTTCATAATCCATTCCCTTCCTCTTTGTTTTTTACATTATTCGTTATGAGCCTTTACGTATTTATATCCTATCTTAAAATCGTCTTTCAAAATGCTTTCCAGCGTATGACGTTGCCTTCTTCTTCTATTTTCCTTCAACAGAATATTCAGTTCAGTTTCACTTCCCTTGTTTTTGATTAAGTACCAAACTAAGTTGTAAATATGCTCGTTGTCTAGTTCAGTTATTTTCTGCCCATTCCATATTCCGTTCAATAGTTGTTTTTCTCTTTTTCGCAGACTTCGCTTGTTCATTTTTAGTCATTTCCTTCCACTTATTCCATTCTTCTATCACCTCACCGTAACTTATAGATGATCGCAGCCTATCTATTCCCCATTCTATTTCTTCGGCTGCCTTATCACCTTCGCTATAATCGATAAATGCTGATATGAAATCGTTAAGTGCAATATACCTATCAGCTATCCACTGTATCCATATCCAGTATAAAATGTCTTTGTTTTGAGCCATTTCACAAACATGTT